CTACACGTTTGATATCTACGCCGCGGTGACTCTGCATGTGAAAGCAGAGTCCGAGGCAGCAGCGCGGGAGCTGCTGAACAGTGTCGAGGCGCAAGAAATGGACGCTCCGGACTACACGTATCTGCGGCTCGACGGCGAGCACCCTAAGACGGTAGAGCTTTCTACGGTCGCGTTCCGCAAGGTTTGGGCACTCGTTTATGCGGATGGTCCGCAGGGCGAGAACATCCCTGTTTCGGAACTTCCGTCTGACGGTTGGGTGCCGGAACTGGAAGAGACGGAATGAGTCCGAAGAAAGCCCATAGGACGACGGTTCGCAAATACAACCGGAAAGGTTACAACGGCGGATTTTGCGGCCGGATGTGGTGGGCTGAATGTACGTGCGGATGGTTCCAAGGTGAGCACGAGAAGCAGGAAGCCCAACGGCTCGCAGATGAGCACGAAGAAAAAGAGGTGAACTCGTGAGAGTTTCCGTGACTTACACGGTCGAAGAAACTTACCGCGACACCGTTGAGGTACCGGACGATTTCGATCTGACGGACCACGAGGCGTTGCTTAAAGCGCTCTACGACGAGGGTGAATACAACTACGTGTGTTCGGGGCACAGAGAAATCGAGTTCGTTGAAATGCTCCATGACTGACTACGCCGCCCGGCGGAATCCGGGCGGCTAGGTGAGCAATGGAAACAAGAAAGGTAAGAAATGAACCTCAATACCGTAATCGGTGAATTGGATCTCTCGGTTCGTACGGCGAATTGCCTGTATATGGGCGGCGTGCGTACGCTCGGTGATCTGGTCGAGTCCTCCGAGGCGGATCTTTTGAAGATTCGGAACTTCGGACCGGGGAAGCTGGCGGAAGTAAAGGCTCGGCTGGCTGGCACAGGCTTCAGGCTGAAGACTTCGCAGGTGCCGCGCGTGTTCCCAACCATGACGCTTCGTAACGCGGTAGAGAACTTCGTCGAGGTCTTCTCGGCTGGAGACTTGTCCTCCGAGATTGCTACGGCGCTGAACTGCACCGAGGTTGAAGCCTTGGCGGAGCTGTTGAGGGCAGCCGGCCGCGAGTACGCGGCTGACTACTGGATCGAGGATCACGCCGTGGACGACGACTGCGGGGACCAGCACTGCCGTTGCGACGAGTGCAAGACCTCGGACTCGAACGAGTAAGCCATGTTCCGTCGCAAGCGAGTCATGGTCTATGGCGTCTACGAAGTGGTCACGTCAGGCCCGCTGGAGTCGACGCAGACGTACGCAGTCAACGCAACCGGATTCGACCACGCGGCATTGCAGGTACTTCAGGCTACGGGTAGCTCTGTTCGAGCTATCGCGGCCGTGCGGTTCGTCCGAGGTATCGAATGATCAACGCGTGTGCAGTGTCCCCGCTTCGGCCTGAGCAATGGCTACGTCCATTGGCAGGAGCTTCCACATCATCCACGGCATGAGCCTGGGGTACCGGGCTTCGGTGATCTGGACCCAGTACTGACGCTCCTCTTTGGTGATCGGGTGCTTGATCACGATGGTTTTCTGAAGGAGTCGAGACGGGGGCAAGTCCGTTTCCCACAGCCATTTCCATTGAGGAGATTTGGAACACCGGTCGATGATGTCTTGCCGCTCGTCGTCGGGTAGTAGGCCCCCGCTAGTGGTTTTGAACCACTGGACGACGATCAACGCGTCCATCTCCCAGTACGGAAGCACCTGCTTGGCATAGGGTTCCAGCACGAACCATTCCAAGCCGTTCTTTCGCTGGTCGATCCCTGGGAAGTGCATCCGGTATTGGGCGTTGGACGCCACGATCCCGAACGAGGGCATGGCTTGATGACACGCGGGATGCGGGTGTGTGTCCACCTCGAGTTGCGCTTGTACCGGGATCTTGCGGCCCTCAGGCCATGGCGAATGGTAAAGGAAGGCTTGCCTTTCCACCGAGATGCGCGTGAACTCGTCAATGTCCAGCGCTTTGCACAACGCGGCGATGACAGCGGAACCGGGCTTACCTACGCCGGTCTCCACTCTCTCCACCCACGCCGGGGAGACACCAGCCATAGAGGCGAGTTTCGCGCGGCTGAGCTTCAAAACCTCACGGCGGTAACGGATCAGGCGGACGACGGCTTGTTCGGATGCGGTATAGGGCAACTTAGGCTCCCCTTCTAAGTATGGTCAGTGTGTCACTATCTGGGTGAGTTGTGACTCTTGACCCGCTTGCTCATGTGTCGCGAGGATGGACACATCAACAGTTCAAACTGTGATGTACATCACGTTTAGACACGTTTAAGTTTGGACCACCTAGTTTGCCCCGGAGTACCCAGGGCAGACCGAGGAGTACGCAACGATGTGGATACAGAGGGGTAATCGAATGGTAAAGACCTGGCGTTTCGTGAGGTTGCACACACCGTCTGGAGCATCCGAAAGTTGGTTGGTCGCTTGCCCAGAAGGGTTGCTGGGGGTGCTGCTGACGCTGGGGCATGAGCGGGGACAGATCAGACCGGTTGGTTAGGGGTGGTTACGAGTTGGTAAATGTCCCCAGAATTTACTGGGCGGAAATGCTGTAAATGATTTTGATGAACAAAACGCACAAAACGGACGGGAGCAGCGATGAGAGGGTCATAGGATGACTTGACACATGAACGAGACTTAGCCTAGCCTGACTCGGATCGCTGACTCATGGAGGAATGACCATGAAGAAAACCGCGCCGAAGCTCTCGCTGGCGGTGGTTGAGGACCTGACCAATAAAGGCTGGACCCAGAGGGAAATCGCCCAATTATACGGGGTAACTCGTCAATACGTCTCGTGGATCAAGCGCACCTATGGCGGTCGTAAGACCGCAAAAGAATTGGTGTTCGAACACTTCCCGTTGAGTGGTCACGATAAGTTCGTGCAAACGTCGCCTTATCGGTTGATGCGTATGCACGGGGACTACATCGCTTCTGGCGGTGTAGGAATGCCCGAAGATAAACTCAGCAGGCTTCGCAGTTGGTACAAAATGCTCCGAGAGAAGAATGTTGTCTTGGAGTATGACCCAAGACTGCTTCCGGAGCCTGGAGTGAGTAATCGGGGTGGGTTCACGTACCGTCCGAGATTACCGGACGACAAGGATCTATTGATTCGTGAGAACGAATACACCAATCTTACCGAAGAAGGCAAGAGGATATGGCGGCTTCCGGAGGTGGAGCCGTAGAGAAAGGCATGACCCGCGTGATTACCCACCAACCGACAACGGCGTCAACAGTTTTAGAGGTAGCACGACAGGGATTCTTGTACGTTACGTCCGTAGGGCTCGCAAGAGCCCTACAGATAATCGTCTATCGGAGTCCAATCGTTCGGGACGACGACGAATGGCTGAAGCCGGTGAAAGATTTCATCGGCTTAACCCTGCCGATCATGCAGCAAGTAGTACCAGATCCAGGAATGATGTTAGGCCGCGCGGAAGTGAGCGTGTACATCATGGAGGACAACTAGAGAGACACAGTGACAGCAGATACCCGTAAGCATCGAAGCGTCTCCCAGCTCAAGCAGTACAAGAGATGCGGCTACTCATACAAGCTAGCGCGACTCGATCATGAGTGGCAGCGCCCCGCGGCCTGGCTCCCACAAGGCGAAGCGGTCCACGAAGTCATCGAGAAGTGGGAGAAGTCCGGCCGGACAATGAGTCTCGAAGAGGCTCAGGATCTCTTCCGTGAGGCGTACCGCCGTCACGTTCACAAATACACCGAGGTCACACCCAATTTCGAGTTCTGGTTCCGTTCTGGGCCGTACGACGGTGAGCGAGACCTAGAGCGCCGGTACCACATCGGCCTCGAACAGGTGGCGAAGTACATCACCTGGTGCCAGAAGCACCCGGAGGAGCGAATCTGGGTTGCGCCGGATGGCACTCCTGGAATAGAGCTTCCGTTCGAAGTCGACCTGGACGGCGTTCCGGTGCGTGGGTACATCGACCTGGTTCTCTGCGGAGAGCGTGAGGGCGAAGTCATCCCGCGAGACGTGAAGACCGGCAGACTCCCCGAGGACGAGCTTCAGCTTGCCGTATACGGCGTGGCTCTGTCCGAGGAGTACGGGGTAGAGGTTCGATCCGGAGACTTCTGGATGGGCAAATCTGGGCTTGCCACATACCCGTACGACCTGACCGGTTGGTCACGGGACCTGATCGCGGGTCTGTTCCGCGAGCTGGACGAGGATATCAAGGCCGAGAGGTTCGAGCCGGACCCGGAGCCGCAAAAGTGCGCGTTTTGCGACGTGAACTCCTCATGCCCTTTTGCCATGGGCTGAGACTTGCACATGAACGAGGATGAAGGCATGGGAGAGGTCAGGTTCCCCGCGACGATCGGTCTCGGATACCGCAAACAGTTCAAGCAGGTGCTCAAGAAGTTCTGTTGGGAGCACAACTACCCGCTTGAGATCACCGAGGACAAAGGTTTTTTCGAGACGGTGATGTACGTCCGGATCGAGGTTCCGAACGGAGAAGCGAAAGCGCTGAAAGAAGTACTCGAAGACTGGTTCGTGTACCTGAACGAAATCTAGGAGATACCGATGGAGATTCCGGACGCCGAGAACTGCGAGTACACCGGGCCGGACATCGACCCGAACGACCCGTTGCTGAAGTCGCCGGACGCGCCACACGAAACCGCGGGAACGCTTCGGATTCATCGAGTCGGCTACCGAGGACAGGCGCTGCAAGCCCTGTTCCCGCGTCGGTTCGGAACCGAGCTGGTCCGCCAGATCCAACGCGGCCTAGAGCAGGAAGGCGACGCCTACGCGCGCCGGTTGCCGATCCATGACGCAACCGTGACGGAAGGTACCAAGTAAGGAGGAAGTATCTACACACCACTACAGAGCCTGTACATCAGAGGCTCAGCCGGCGAGCCTTTGCCGCCGGTCTGGGATGCGTTGGAGTCCAAAGGCACCAGGTTTCTTCGAGGTCAACTCGGCCTGGTCTGTGCCGGTCCAGGAACCGGCAAATCTGCGTTCGTGTTGTCGTACGCACTCAAGGCGCAGGTTCCCACGCTGTACTTCTCGGCCGATTCCGATGCGTTCACGCAGACGAGTCGGGCGGTGTCGATCCTGACCGGCCGGACGATGGAGAAGGCCGTAGAGATCGTTCGAGACGGTGACAACCGGGACAAGGAACTCGCGGAAGTCTTCTCGGACATACCGATCCGGTTCAACTACGCCGCGAGTCCAGGGCTTGACGACATAGAGAACACGATGCGTGCCTACGACGAGGTGTACGGGGACTTCCCTAGCCTGGTCGTGGTCGACAACGTGACGAACGTCCGCGTCGGTGGCGACAACGACGACGATCCGTTCTCAGGTCTCGAAGGTTTCATGGATTACCTTCACGGCATGGCGCGGGAGACCGGCGCCTGTGTCATCGGGCTTCACCACGTCACCGGCACGTACAACGACGCGGACAAGCCGATCCCACTCAGCGGAGTCAAGGGGCAGATCACCCGAGTTCCCGAACTCGTGCTCACCCTGCATCGGAAGACATCGGATCTCGACTTCGGTGTGGACACCTTGTACGTCTCCACGGTCAAGAACCGTGGCGGCAAGTCGGACCCGTCTGGGGTCGACGCGGCCGAGCTGGAGTTCATCGGAGACACGATGCAGATCCGAGACTTCAGGTACGCCGCGTGAGCGGTGCCGCTCCGCGGTGCATCGACTGTGTGAAGGAAGGCATCACCAGCAGGCGGAAAGCCTTGGGGATACCGCCGCTGTGTGCCACCCATCGGAGAGGACGAAAGTCCAAGCGGCGCGCGTACTCCTGGGAGAAACACATCCAAGACACCTACGGCATTACGCCGGAAGAGTATTGGGCGATATACGAATACCAGGGCGGCAAATGCGCCATTTGTCGACGTGCCACCGGAGCACGCAAGAAACTCTCGGTTGACCACTGCCACGCAACCGGCCGCGTTCGAGGCTTGTTGTGTCAGAAATGCAACCGGGATGTATTGGGCCACTTGCGAGATGAGCCCGAAGCCTTACTCCGAGGTATCACCTACCTCAATCAACCACCGGCAATCCTTGTGATCGGCACAAGGGTTGTTCCAAACCACAAGGAGAGCGCATGAAGCAAGACGTCAAGAAGGAGTGGACCCGGAGGCTTCGATCCGGCGAGATCGAACAGGCTAAGGATCGACTGGAGCGGGAAGACGGTAGTAAGTGCTGCCTCGGTGTGTTGTCGCACATGGCGTACGAGGCCGGAGTCGTCGATCGACGTCTCAACGAGTACGGGACCTACTTCCAGTACGACGGCCACCCTTCCACACTTCCGCCTGCGGTGATGGAGTGGGCCGGACTCGACCACCATAATCCCACGATTCCGCTGGAGTCGGCTCCGGAAAAGATCCGGGATGTGTACTCCGAGGAGTACCGCCCCTCGCTCGCTTCAATCAACGATTACGGAACCAGCTTCGCCGAAATCGCAGACATCATCGACGCTCATTTCTGAGCACCAACCATTACCTAGGAGAGCAACAAAATGGCTACTGCAACTTTCGTTCGTGACATCACCAACACCGGCACGTGGGCGGGCCTGGCCCAGTTGTACCGCATTGACGCGCAGGTCAGGACCTGGGACGGCGGTTTCACCGATTTCGTCGTGGCGTCCGGCATCGCGGATGAGTACGGCATCGAGACCGCGGTGTTCCCGGTGACCGAGGACGGCGCCCCGGTGGGCTACTCGCTCAGCACCGTCGAGAACACCATTGACCACACGGCCGCATTGGAAGCGGCGGGATTCACCGTCACCGCTTGAGCTTCCGCTGCCCGCATGCTTGCACATGAACGAGGAGATATGACCACAACCACCCAGACGGCTACCTACATCAAGACCTTGAGCGGATGGAAAGGCGACGCACGGCTGTACCGTGTTGAGCCTCCGATGCGGTACCTGGAGTACATCGGAGACGGCGTGTACGCCAATCTCCCGGCTGAGCACGTGATCGTTTCCGCTGTGGGCTG